CAATGGTCTACCACGCCATGATTTGTTTTTTTCGTCAAATTCTCTGCGATATTGCCGTAATGCTTCTACACCACGCCCACACTTTTCTTCATCAAACCAACAGCGATTAAGCATAGAACGTGCTGATTGTATTCCATCATCTATAGATAGTTTAGGAGCTATAGATATGTTATTAACACCAAGAGCATCTAATGTTTCTAATCTGCTTTTGCCAGTACCAAGCTCTTTTACTTTTACATCATGCGGTAATATATGCTCTTTGTAATGATAACCCTTTTCGTTTAGCACCTTTGCATAGTGGTCTAAACCAACACCTGACATTTCATAAAAGTCTATTATTCTTATTTCTTGCCCTACAAATTGAGCAAACCATAAAGATGTACTATCACCAATTCCTAAATCCCAGGAGACTGTTACACCAACACTAGGATCATATGGAACTCTTGTAATACGTTTATCCTGGGTAGCTGTTTTCATTTCCATTGCGTAATATGCGCCCTGAATAGCAGCTTCAAAACTACATTCAAACTCTTGCTCGTAGCGATCTTCGCCCATTGCTGCTTTAGCTTCTTTTAATTCAGCCTTGTCTAATATGTCTGTGTCAGAAGCTCTAAACATTTTACACCACCAATCTTTGTGGCTCTTGGCGTACTCGTACATCTCCCAAAATTCATTTTTGCCTTTAGGCGTACCAATAATGGTTATCTTGCCTTTACGGTCTACTGTAGCTGGCCTAATAACTGTAGGATAGGCTGATGCAGGGAAGTCAGCAAATTCATCAATACATACATGGTCAAAAAATAATCCACGAATAGCATTATAATTATCTCCACCAAATAATCTAAATCTAGCTCCATTAGGAAAATCTATCCTAAGTTCACTATGGTTTACCTTTATGTGCGGTATATCTCTTGTGTATTCTAACGCATAATCCCAAGCTACTGCTTTTGCTTGTGAGAGATATGGCGCAATATAAGCCACCCTTACGTTAGGAAGGTCTATTTCAAAGCATGACTTAATTAGATCGTTTATAGCTGCTACAGTCTTACCAAATCGTCTGTGAGCTACTAATACAGCAAATCTTTCTGTGCGGCTGTGAAAGTCTTTAGCTTGTGAACGTGGCTTGTAGTTTATCTCTATTGTTTCCATTTAATGACAAACTCATGCTCACCTTGGCTACCTGTACCAGTAACCTGCATTGGTAATACTTTACCCATTAGCGTTAAGAAGCTTTGAGGGTTTTCCATTGCCTGATGTTCTAGGTAATGAACCATACCTTCTTTTTTAGCTTGCTCTACAAATCTTTGATCTGCATTAGCTGGCTCAGAATACCTTGCATCTACTATTGTTTGTCCAGCACGTTCTGCTGCTTCTAAGATTGCATCCTTTAGTAATTTAGGCACTTTATTAGTTGTACCTTTTTTTCTACCAGAACCTTCTATCTTAGATTTTTGTTCTTCTTTTGTACTCATTTAGTCCGTCCATACTTGGGTGCGTCTATATATGGTATTATATTCTAAATTTGCAAAAAGAAAAGCCCCTACGGAGCAGATCACATAGGGGCAGTTGAGGCAACCTCACATTGGGAGGATTATGAAGCAGTATCGCCCCAATGTAGAGTAACACAAAAATGTGTTGTTTGCTATTATCATATTCTGTCTATTTTTTCTACAGCTAAGTATTCTTTATATGGCTGTAGATCATGCTCAGTTATTAAACCATCATTTATTAATTCTTCACCTAGCTTACCGTTAATATAAAACTCACTTACTGGCTCACCACGTTTAATTCTGTTGGCGTTAATTACCTTTGGATCAGGATACCAGGTTGCAGAGACACCAGAAGCCTCACTATCACTTGCAATGCTAACTTTAATTGCTGTGGCAATATCTGATGCTTTAGGCCATGACCTAGACATATGTGCAGCTTTTATTTTTAATTCAGCGCGTTCAAATGCTCCAGATATAACCTCTTGGTTACACTCATTAGGAAACAATTGATTTAATGCTTTAGAAATTATCTCTATTTCTTTTGCTTTTACGTCTTCATCGTGGCGTAAGTGCATAGGAATAGAATAGCTACTTAATAAGTTTTCTAATTCTTTTTTAATTAAATTTATACGATAACCATAATTCATTAGTTTATACCTTTTTTAACTTCTAATATTCTTTCCATAGCCTTCTTGTATTCTAAACTATCTTTACCAAAAAGTGTATTAAAATACCAATCAGGTTCTATTGATTGCCAACCTTTTTCTTCACACATTGCCAGGGCATCTTCTGGCGTTCCACCACCAACAAAAATATATCTTAACTTCTCAGCTAATCTTTTTGCTGCTGTTTCTGTGAGCTCTTTTTTAATTCCCTTGCGATATTTTATAAAACTATCTGCTGAATTTTCTTCTACTAACCATTCACATAAAATAGTCCTAACACTTATATTAGGTTTAATGGATGGTTCTAAGGATGGTTTGGGTGCAGCTCCTGCAGGGGTAGGGGTGCATTTGCTGCGGGGGTAGGGGTGCATCTCCTGCAGGGGTGCAGCTATTGCATGGGGTTCTCTAGTGTTCTCAAGTGTTCCAATACGTTCCAGGTTAAGAGAATAGTCTACAGTGTATCCAGTTTTACATTTTTTCTGTCCTGCCTCAGTTAATAAACCTGAAGAAACCATATCTCTAATGTTTGTCTGAAGCGTTCTTATAGCCATCTCCAAATCAGCAGCCATATTCTTTTTGCTAACCCAAATACCACTGCCATCATCACTAGCCTTGTCTGCCATATACATTAGGATTGCTTTTTGAGTAGTAGAACCAATCCGTTTTGTTTGGACTAAATTACTTACTAAATTTGACAATTTTTTTACCCTTTTCTTGTTGGGCAAGATCGTTTATGTTGACCTTGCATATTTCATTGGTTTTGACATTATGCACAAAACGTACCTTTTTGGGAAGCCCACAGTATTACCTCACTGTGGGTTTTTCCTTTTCAATTAGGTAATCTGATAGTTTTTTAACTGTAGAATAATATACGTCCTCACCTTTCATAATGCGGTAAACAGTATGCTTAGAAATGCCTACATCCCTTATGACTTTAGCAAGAACACGCCCATCTAAACGTCTTACTATTTCCTCAGTTGTTAAAATATTTTCCATAAAAAAGTCTCCATTGTGCAACTTTATGGTTGCATATATAAGACTAATAATTATATAAGACAATAGTAAATAAAAAAAGGTACGAAAAAATGGACAATAAATTAGGTCAAACATATCCTAGCCCATCATTAATACGGCTATATATAACTAAAGCAATTCTGGAATTAACAGAAAAAGAAATAGCTGAAAGAGTTGATGGAGAACCAGCCAACTATACTTTTGGTGCGAAAGCTATCTCTGTTATAGAAAAAGCCGTAACAAAAGCTTGTGATGACTTTGATAAAGATGGTGTTTTTGCTGGTATTCGCTCCAATAAAAAGGAGACAGAGGATGCCTAAATTACCAGAAAAGCTAGTTAAATTATTAGACGAAATAAACATCACACAACATAAAGCAGTATGGGATTGTCACGGCACTCCTGTAATGCTGCATAAAGCTTTAGAAAAAATAGCTGCACATAAAAATATTATGTTTGATGCACCACAGATTATATCTTGTGATGTTGCCTCTAAAGAGGCAGTTATATGCGTTACAGGACACATGGAGAACGCTACAGAGTGGTCAATAGGTGAAGCTGCACCTTACAACAATAAAAACAGTTATCCGTTTGCTATGGCAGAAAAACGCGCCAAAGATCGTGTTATACTGAAACTTGTGGGCTTACATGGTGATGTATACTCAGAAGAAGAAGCAGACGATTTTAAAAACGCAAAGCCACAAGAGCAAGAATTTGCCGTTGCTAATATACAAGAAAAAGTGGATGCCTGGTTAGAGTTTTTTCAAACGTGTGGTTGGGATAAATTTAAAGCTAACCAAGCAAAATTTAAAAAATTTCTTAACAACCCCAATATCAATGAAGATCAATATAACCAACTAATAGATGCAAGAGATAAATTAAATAAAGAATTTGGAGTGGAATAATTAATGAAACAGATTACAATCGCTGGACGCGTAACAAAAAACGCAGAAGTAAAACAATTTGATACAAACAGTGTTGTTAACTTTTCTGTAGCTGTTGATGATGGCTATGGAGAAAACAAAAGTACACTATTTTTTGAATGCGAATATTACAGAACAGGCATAGCAGATTATTTGGTTAAAGGTACGCCAGTTGTTGCTGTAGGTGAGCTGAAGACCAGGGAATATAACGGAAAGACTTATTTAAAGGTCAAAGTCCAAGATATTCAAATGATGGGTAAGGCTGCGAGTAACAGTTATTCTACTACACAGCAAAATGATCAGACACAAACCAATCAGGATATGGACGATGAAATCCCTTTCTAAAATTCAGGTGTATTTAAAAGATGGTCAATTGCTGCCATGTACTCAGTTTGACGCAGAACAAATAGAAGAACACAAACAAAGTCAGGCGTTTGATTTAATAGCCACTGGTAAGCGATCTAACCCACATCACAGTTTGTATTGGGCAACATTAAACAACGTGTGTAAGGCTACAGGAAAGTGGCCTACACATAGACATCTGCACGACGAACTCAAATGGGCTTGTGGTTATGTGCGTATGCGTTGGAATGGTCTAGCAAACTGTCATATGCGTGTGATTGATAGCATTAGCTTTGATGACATGGATCAAAAAGAATTTAATAAATACTTTGAAATGGCTATGGAAAAGTTGTCTGAGGCAATAGGTTATGACCCACTCTATATACGAAAATAAAGATGATTATGATAATGAGCAAAGAATGGCTGACATGCTTGCTGAAAAATGGAAGTGCAAAATGTTACGCCAAAAAAAGTTATCACAGTTTGATTTTATTGCTTACCGTGAAAACAAACCACTAGCATTTTTAGAGTTTAGGAAACGCAATCAAAAGTTAAACGACTATCCGACAATGATTGTGTCGATGACAAAGTTGGTTGCATGGCATAGCTCAAAAGCAATAACAGGTTTGCCATGTTTCTTTGTTGTAGAGTGGGAAGATGCCATTGGATACACAGACTTAGAAAATTTTGTAATTTTTGGAGAATTTAAAATAAGCGCAAAAACACATAAAAGACGCAACGACTATGACGATCAAGAAATAATCAGCGTTTTATCAACGGAGCATTTTAAATTATTATGACTAATTTAGCTAGACGCCCACCAACAGGGCAGAAAATAAAAGTAAAAAAGAAAGATAGTAAATATCTGCAAGCTATAAGAGAAATGCCTTGCTGCGTCTGTCAACGCTTTGGTGAGAGCCAGAACAGCCCCACAACAGCGCATCATCCAATACACGATAGATTTAGCACTGAGAAACGGCCTGATAGCACTGCTATTCCGTTATGTGAGGGGCATCATCAAGGGCTTTGGGATCAAACCAAAATAGCTTTACATAAAGAAACTAAACTGTGGCGTGAGACTTATGGCCCTGATTATTCTTATTCACCAGGATTTGTCCAAGACACTGACATATAAAGCACTGCACCACGATCAGGGTGACAATACATCTTTCTAGCCTTTATACTGGTTACTTGCTTATCAGAGACATACACAGCCCCTTCCATGCCATCTAACGCTGCTTTTACTATATTGTCTAAGTCAGGTTTTGTTGTGTGCTGTAGAGCGCCATATTCAGCTTCCATGCGTTTTACGTTAGACCATGACTTAGGTATTTCCATGAACGCTATTATTTCTACTGACACAAAACGCTCTGTCATATCTAGCTTCATGTTCTGCATTGCTTTCCAAGCTGCTGCTTGAATACGGCTTTCATATTCCCTGGTTTTATCTGGCGTGTAAGCTTTGCCTGTTCTGGTGAACCTGGGTCTGCCTTTGCCTTGTGGTTGACCTGATACCTCAATTTCTACTTTGTACACTGCTTTAACCTGTCAATTGATTTTTATTATTTATAGTTTTTATCAAACTTTTTTTCAATATTTCTTATTTTTTTATCCACATGGGGTTTACAAGTCTCACAATAGAGACTAATCTACATATATAGACAAAAGAGGTACACCAATGAAACCACATTACCAACATATACCAGTAGAGTATCGTGGCTTTGAATTTGTATTAGAGGTTTATTACTCTTTTACAGAAAGCCAATACAGCGACGAATTACAGGGCTGTAGTGCAGACTTTGATGTTTGTGACTTGCACCACCCAGAAAGAGCTAGACCTATCTCAGCGCGGCTCTCCAAGGCTCTAATAGCCGAATACCATAACAGTATCCATGAACAGTTAGTAGAGGAGCATGTATAATGCAAGTGAGTGAAGAAGAAATAGAAGCAGCTAAAACCAACAATGGCGGTTGGACTAAAGAACAACTTGAACAATGGGGTGTTTCTTGGCCTCCAAAAAAAGGCTGGAAAAATAAACTGTTAGAAGGAAATA